TGCATATTCCACGACCACTTTGTTTTTTTACACCCAGCTTTTGCCGCATCTTTCTTACGGCCTGCAAACTTACATGCCTTCCGCTGGACTTGCTTATATTTTCCGCAAGCTCCACATCCTTTAAACGATGTGCATTATCGCGAATGTATTTCTTCTCGGCATCTGTCCATTTTATATTCATTTTTCAAAACCTCTGCAAAAAAAGTAGCCTGTTACGCATATAATATTATATAGTCTGAAACGACAACTTTTGTAAACAAAATGGAGAAAAAATGAGACACCATCACGAAATTAAAAAATCTGTGCTTGTAGCCAAAGAAAGCCCCGAACTAAAAGAAGAAATAGAAGCCCAAATTGAATCCGCAAAAGCCAGCAACAAACCCAAGCCTTCAATGAACGAACTTTTATCTACTTCATCCACCAAAAAGGAAACCCCAGATGAAGATTAAAATATTCGCCAACGGAAACCCTGTAGACTCAAAAGTTATCAACGCAGAAACTGGAGAGTTTATAGAGGGTGTAGTATCTGCTCATGTTGACGTAGATGTTGAAGGAGCAGTAGCAACGCTAATAATGCACAATTTTGAAGCCGAAATAACATGTGAGGCAAACCATGAAACTACCCAAGGGGTACACGGAGACGCAAGTTCTAGAAGTCTTCGAGAGAATAGCGACCCGAATAGCTAAGAAGTTTAGATTCGGCTATCACGAAGTCGAAGATATGAAGCAACAAATTTTCCTAGAGATTTTAAAGCCCGACAAAAACGGCGTTACAATACTTGAAAAGTTTGATCCCGAAAAAGGAAATACTCTAGACAGTTTTTTATGGATACATGCTAGAAATCGCCTTCATAATTATAAACGCGACAATTATGCTCGCCCAGACAAACCGTGTTTTAATTGTCCGCTAAACGCATACAAAGAAAACAAATGTACAAAGTATTCCAAAGAAACAGACTGCGAGTTCTTTTATAGATGGTACAGAAGAAACGAAAAAAAGAAGACTTTGATTGCAAGCAACTCTGTAAATAATGTAGATGTTCAGCAAGAGCAAAATTTTTCCCAAGAAGAAGGTTTGTTCGCCAACGAAATTTATACACTCATAGATAAAAACATTCCTATATCTCAACGTCCCGAATGGATCAAGTTCGCAAACAAAATAAAGATTCCAAAAGTCAAGCGAGAAAAACTAATGGAATCTATAATACAAATATTAAAGGAGAATGGAATTGACAAGGAAACGTGGTAAGCTATCAAACGAAGAGATGAACTATATACGTCAAAACTGTTTTGACTTGCCGTTGGAAGAAATAGCCAACAATCTAAACAGAACCGTAGCCCCGGTCAAAAAGTTCATAGACAAAGAAAATCTCAAAGCACGAGATTTAACCGATGACGAACATCTTCTATCTACTTTACGAACGAAATACTATTACCATGAAATCAAAAAGCAATTCTCCGATGCCGAGATTATATTCTTTGAACACAACTGGATTGATCTTTTCAAGCAGTTCAACGAAGATGTAACCAAAACCGAAGAAATGCAGATTCTTGAAGTAATCAGAACTGAGATTCTTATCAATCGTTCTATGGAAGATCGCCAGCAAATCATGGAGCAAATAGATATCATGACAAACCTCATAGATGTCGAAATGGATAAACCTGATGAGCTTCAAGATGTTGGTGCAATCGCAATGTTTCAAACTCAGCTTGGAGCTTTGATCGGCAGCAAATCTAGTTATATCAACGAGCACGAAAAACTTCTAACAAAAAAAGAACGTTATCTAAAAGACCTCAAAGGTACTCGTGAACAAAGAAAGCGTGTTGCTGACGATGCTAAAACAAACTTTAGTCTTTGGATGCGACAACTAGATACGCTAGAAGCAAAAGAGCGAGAAGGATACGATATGGAGGTTCAAGCTATCGCCGCCGACAAAGCACGCGAAAGATTGGCAGACTTCCATGAGTACGAGGACGGAGAGGTAGATCAGCCCCTTTTAAACACAGACACAGTAATGGACGAGGACAACTAATGAGTTTACCAAAAGAAGTTCGCCAAATTCTAAAAGACGAAACATCATCATTTAAAAACTATACAACTCAATATATTCTTGAGAATTATGAACTTGGACCAAGTGACATGATACTTAGGTTTGTTGGTGGAGAAGTACAAATCTTAAAAAAGACAAAAAGCGACCGAAAACTACTAGAGGTTAGAAGTCAGCTTTTAGCATTGATGTTAAAAAAGTATAGCAAGAAACATCCGGGAAAACTCAAAGATTTAGACATAGTTATTCCGGTATGTCTGTCAGATACTTCAGATAGACCTTTGCAAGAAATTCCATGTCTCGTTTTTAGCAAAACATCTTTTTCTAACAACATTCTTATTCCGAGCGTAAACAATCTAGCGTATGATATAGAAATCCAGACAGTAAACGGCTTAGATTCTCCGACTCATAAAAAAGAAAAGTCCTTATGCTTTGTTGGCTCGCTTACTGGAAACACATCAGACGACATAGAAAACAATGTTCGCGTACAGCTTTTAGAGAAGCTAATCGAATGGGAAGACGACCATAGATTTATGAAGTTGATCAGACCTCCCAAAATGAAAAATGGACAAGAAAGATTCGAGCAGACAATTCTAGACATATCAAAAAGGCTACCAAACCAAGGAATAGATAACATTAAAAAGTATGTCGTAAACTCAGAGAAAAGAGTTGGCATAGCCGACCAACTAAAGTATAGGTATCAGCTTTGCGTTGACGGTCACACTTGTGCTTGGGCTAGATTACCTTGGCAAATGCAGTCGAACTGTGTTCCAATCAAAATACGCAACAGAAGGCACGACTGGAAGGAATGGTTTTACTATCTCTTAAATCCATGTAAACACTTCCTAGAGGTAGATATAGAAGACCTAAGTATAGCATATGAGTATCTAAAGAACAACCCACAAGCTGAAAGAGACATCGTGCAGGCCGGAAAAGACTTCGTTTCCAAATATTACTCTTTGGATTTTGCTCAGGAAGTATTGATTGAAACCCTTATTCTACTTAATAACAAACAAAATAATGAATTTTTCAAAGGTGAAGAATAATGAATAATATTAAAAAAACCGCACTTGTTACTGGGGTTACTGGTCAAGACGGTTCTTATTTGGCAGAGTTGCTTTTGGACAAGGATTATTTAGTAATAGGAGTTGCCAGAAGAAGCAGCGTCTCAAAAGAGTCTAATTCTCGGCTGGTTAATGTATTAGGACATGAAAACTTTAAATTTGTCGAAGGAGAAGTTTCTGATGCAAATTCGGTGTATTCTTTAGTAGGAATATGGCGACCAGATGAAATATACAATCTGGCAGCACAGTCACATGTCGGAACTTCTTTTGAGCAACCAGACTATACCTTCCAAGTAAACGCACTTGGGCCAACTTATTTTCTGGAGGCTATCAGAAGATATAGTCCAGAAACTAGATTTTATCAGGCTTCAACCAGCGAAATGTTTGGCAAGAATAGCGACCAAGTAACCTGTCTTAAAAATGATGCTTTTATTGATCTTCGTATGCAAGGAGACAATACTGCGTTTATGCCTCAATCTCCATACGGTGTTGCAAAGCTCGCAGCACACCACCAAGTTAGAATATACCGAGAGGCTTATGGTATTCACGCTAGCTGCGGTATTCTCTTTAATCACGAGTCTGAGCGACGAGGTGAGAACTTTGTTACTCGTAAGATCACCAAGTGGATTGGTGAGTTTGTGGCATGGAGTGAGGGTGCTGAGTTTGGTGGTGCGGCAATCATCTTGCCAGAACACGAGGATATGGTTAGGATTTACGGAAAACCCCTAAACAAACCAGAATTTCCAAAGCTGCGTCTAGGCAATTTAGACGCTTATCGCGACTGGGGTCATGCACAAGACTATGTAGAAGCTATGCACAAAATGCTTCAACAAGATGTTCCAGACGATTATGTGATAGCCACAGGCGAAACTAATTCAGTTCGAGACTTTTTAAAAGAGGCTTTCAATGAAATCGGTATTACCAACTATAAAGACCTTATCGTTATTGACCCAAAATTTTATCGCCCCGCAGAAGTTGAATTTTTATGCGGAGACCCGTCTAAGGCTAATACCAAGCTAAAGTGGTATCCCAAGATAGACTTTAAACAACTTGTTAAAAGAATGGTTCGGAGCGATTTAAATGGCAAAGCGAAGAAAGAGGCGAGTAAAGAAGAAACCTTATAGCAAAAGAGAATACTTTAAATATAAGAAAAAAATAAATAGGATAAGAAGTTCTAGAGATTTTAATAATCCCCAGTACAGGAAATGGCGAGAAGACATAAAGAAGCGTGATTCATACAGGTGTCAGTGGCCGGGGTGTTTGTCAAACAAGCAGATTCAAGTTCACCAGATAAAGACATGGGCAAAGTATCCCGCGTTAAGGTTTGTTCAAGCGAACGGAATTACTTTATGTAGAAAATGCCACGATTCAATAAAGGGAAAAGAGCATGATTACGAGTCGTTTTTCTATAAGTTGTTAGAGTGGCAGATGATTGAAAAAATAAAAAACTATAACAAGAGGAAGCGACCCAATGGATGATAAATTTACAGTAATCAGAGATACAAGAGAAAAAACAGATTGGGGTTGGTCTTATGCCGAAGACGCATATTGCAACGGAACAATCATATCAAAAGTAAACATAGGTGATTATACAGTCGAGGGACTAGAAGATTATGTATGTATAGAGCGAAAGGCTTCTATTGACGAGTTTGCACACAACTGCATCGAAAAGAGATGGCAAAAGTGCATGGACAGAATGTCAAAAGTCAAGCACTCCTTTATTCTTTTTGAATTTTCTTGGAACGATATAAACACATATCCTAAATCTGCTAAAGTACCAAAGCACGTTCGCAACAAGCTAAGAATACCTGCTAAGTATATCAGAAAGGTTATCAACACAGCAAGAAACGATTATAACATTCATGTTATAGCTTGTGATAACGCCATGAAAGCAGAACAGGTCGCCTACAGAATAATGAAGAAAGCATATGAAATACAACGTTGAAGATTTCGATTATAGTTGGTTGAGACTTAAAAAATCCGACCTAAAAGGAATGGAGAACCCTCTGCTTGTCGATGACGAGTGGTCTCAAAACAATTTTCACTTACATGTTCTAAAAAAGATGCGTGATCCACGCTATCTTAACTGGACTGTCAAGCATCTTTTAAATATAGATTTGCTGCCAGAGCAAGTAGTTATTCTACAGGAGCTTTGGAGCAAGTCTTTTCCTATGTATATAGCTAGTCGTGGTTTTGGTAAATCTTTTTTGCTTGCCGTGTATGCTAGTTTGCGATGCTTGTTGGTTCCGGGTTCTAAGATTGTTATTGTGGGTGCTGCTTTTAGACAGTCCAAGGTTATCTTTGAGTACATGGATGTAATATGGAAAAACGCACCTATATTCAGAAGTCTTTGTAGCGATGCTAGTGGGCCAAGAAGAGACGTTGACCGATGTACTATAAAGGTTAATGATAGCTGGACTATTGCTGTTCCTTTGGGTGATGGAAGCAAGATTCGTGGTCTTCGTGCTCATACGATCATTGCAGACGAATTTAACTCTATTCCTGTAGAGATTTACGAAACGGTTGTTGCTGGTTTTGCTGCTGTTTCTAAAGACCCCGTTGGAAACGTAAAGGACGCTGCTAAAAGAAAAGCCATGAAAGCTGCTGGTGAATGGAGTGAGCGAAAAGAAGAAACATACCAAGAGCGTCACAAAAACCAGTCTATTCTTTCTGGAACTGCTGGATATGACTTTGAGCCTTATGCCGATTATCATAGAAAATACAAAGCTACTATCAGAAGTGGTGGCGATATGTCAAAGATTACTGGCGACAAAGAAGATTCTGATTCCGCTACAGAGATACCAGATTACATGAGAAGGCTAAACCACAATGAGTTTAGTATTATTAGGATTCCTTACGAGCTAATACCAGAAGGATTTATGGATGACCAACAGGTTAGTCGATCTCGTGCAACTATGCACAACGGTATTTATTTGATGGAGTATGGTGCTTGCTTTGCCAAAGACTCTCAAGGTTTCTTCAGAAGAACCATGATCGAGGCTTGCGTAGCAAGCGAAAAAAACATAAAAAGAGACCATTGGCCTGCAAACATATGCAGCCAGCCATTTGATGCGGTCACAAGAGGAAATCAAAACAAGCAGTATGTGTTTGGAATCGACCCTGCTAGTGAAGTTGATAATTTAGCTTTGATTGTTATGGAGCTTCATTCAAACCATCAAAGAGTTGTTTATTCTTGGACAACCAACAAAAAAGACTTTCAAACAAGGAAAAAGCTTGGCTTAACAGAAGTGCATGATTACTATAGCTTTGTGGTCAGAAAGATACGAGACTTGATGCAGGTATTTCCGTGCGTTAAGATCGGAATTGATGCTCAAGGTGGTGGATATCAAATTGCAGAAGGCTTGAGAGACCCTGATAAAATGGATGCAAGTTTGAATGAGGTGGCTGTTTTACCTATCATCGAGGATAAAGAAAAAGATACAGATAGATTGCCGGGGCTTCACATCTTAGAATTGGTTCAGTTTGCTAGTGCAGAATGGGTGTCCAAAGCAAATCATGGACTCAGAAAAGACATGGAAGATAGATTTATTCTGTTTCCTAGATTTGACCAGTTGACCTTAGCAATGATTTCAAAACAAGATGAGATGAAATTTAAAAAGCTAAAGGAACAAATTGGAGATAGTGCAGCACTTAAATTGTATGACACGATGGAAGATGTTGTGATGGATATTGAAGAATTGAAAATGGAACTCTCTACCATAATGGTGAGCCGAACAGCATCTGGGCGTGAAAAATTTGACACACCAGAGATAAAGCTGGGAACTGGAAAAAAGGGTAGAATGAGAAAAGACCGCTATAGTGCTTTGATAATAGCAAACCAAATAGCTAGAACAATGCACAGAGAAATTCCAAATCCCGCGTATAGCGTGGTTGGAAGGGTTGCCACGGCAATGGGCGGCAAGAAAAAAGACAAGGTGGAGGACATGTACAAAGGGCAATCTTGGGCTTCTTCGTACACCCCCAGTGTTGTAAAAATAATTCGCAGAAATCAATAGGTATTGGTGTAATAGTCAATAGGTATTAATATCAAACAAAAATTCTCGCGAAAAATAATAAAATGACAAAAGATAAATGTAGGTGCAAATGCTTTCAGCAGTCACACGGTAATTATTGTGTTAGCAACCCCTCAATTCAATATCAAGGAATGCTTAGGGCTTCTGGTAATATTGGAGTATATGATGTTGTCACATTCAATATCAGTGCCGATGTAGAAAAGTGTTGGGAGGGAACTGGCAATCAGGCAACTCTTGACGCTGGTGGATATAATGGCGTTTTTGTTAATCTCAGCGGTTCTAATCTTGGTCCAAACGCCGAGCCAAAAACCTCAACGTCGATTCTTCCTTTAACGGGAATCGCCTTGTCGGACGAACTAGCTAACAACGACAGCAGTCAAGATCAGACTAGATACTCTAGACAAATCAGCTATATATTTACTGGGGTAGAAGTAGATGCTGCGACTCCTCACAATCAGGCTTATGCTGTTGACTGGCAATTAAATGCTGGCTCTGGATCACACGAAACTCCAAGTTGGTGGAATCCAGAAGATGGCAAGCAAGTAGGGGTTCCTCCTTGCTCTAACTATGGAAGACTGACAGCTATATACGAAGTTCCAGAAGGTTCTTCTAGTGGCGTTAAGGATACTTCAATACCTCTAAAAACTGCTGGAGCAACCAATACAAACGGTGTTGTTGTTTACGAGCAATCAGTTTTAAATCAGTCTGGATATCCAGATCAGGCTGGGAAAGTTAGTCCCGAACTAATGGGGACTGGGGTCATTATTCCTCTTTTAGACCCTCAACCGTGGGGAGGATCGGGGATAGACTTCCCAGAAAGCATTGAGGTTGTTCTTGGAGAAGCATTCGATACAGTTAGTGGCAGTCTAAACCAAGACGATGTTTTGACTTTGAATTTCGTCACATCAGTCGGCGAACGATATTATTGGTCTGATGGCACGGGTATTGAGCCCGGAACAGGAACAGATTTGGTTGTGTCTTGGCAGTGGAGTAAGGGTGAAGTAGTTACTGGATATTCGACCGAGCCTTTTACGAGAAGTAGAAACGGTGTCCTGAACCTCGATATTAGAGCTAATAGGACCGACGAAATCTTCGACGCTGTTTTTACTTTGAATAGAGGAGGTCGTCAATTATCCACTGCTACATACCCCTTTACCCTCTTTGACGATTACGGATTTAAAGATTTATTCAACCAGTCTGTAAATAATCCAAATGCATATAATGGTTGGCCTGGAATTACTTACTCTGAAGGTCTTAGGTGGGGTCAAGAAATGTTTAAAAGCATGACTCCAATTGCTTAGAAAAATTATTTAATATTTTACAGAGAAAAAATAAAATGACAAAAGATAGATGCAGATGTAGATGCACACTTCAAAATCAAGGTAACTACTGCGTTAGCAATGTACAAACCTCTTTCAAATCAATATATAGAAGTTCTGGAAACATTGGAGTTTACGATGTTTTTAACTTCACAATACGTGCTGATGTAGAAAAGTGTTGGGAAGGAAACGCTCCTGACGGAGAACACGATGGTGTTTTTATTAATCTAAGCGGCGTAAATCTTGGTCCAAACACCGAGCCTACAGTAATCCTGCCGCTAACAGGTATTAGTTTATCTCAAGTGCTTGAAACAGAAGACAGTACGCAGGGTCAAACAACATTTTCTAGGGACATTTCTTATGTCTTTAGTGGCGTTGAGGTAGATGCTGCCGTTCCTCATAATCAAGCATACGCTGTTGACTGGGAGGTTAATGCTGGCTCTGGAGAGTTCCAAACTCCAAAATGGGCATCTGGCGAAGAAGTGAGTATTCCCCCCTGTTCCACTTGGGGAAGGATCATTGGAATATATCCCGTGCCAGAAGGAGAAACAAGTGGTATTGTAGATACGTCTTTGCCACTTTCGCCGGGAGCTACGAATACTAATTTTATTGGCGTTTCTGAGAAGTCTATTTTAAATCAATCTGGATACCCTGAGCAACCGGGAAGATTAAGTCCCGCAGAAATGGGAACTGGAGTTGTCGGAGGAACACTTCTAGACCCAATGCCTTCAGGTTTTGCGGAGTTTCCCGAATCTATTGAAATTGTCGCTGGTGCTGCTTTTGACGGAGGTACGAATGTTATAAATGAAGACGATGTAGTAACTTTAACAAAAACAGCGGGGTCGAGTGAGAATTTGGTTTACTACGCCGAAATCCCGTCAGAATCAAACGTGCTTTCAGCAACAAATAGGGTTGTTTTGAGCTTTTTGCGAAGAAACGAGTCGGCTGGCCCTTATGGAACCACGGCTCCAGAGGCTTATATTGCCGTCTATGCTCAACCTAACGGGCAGGCCAGATTTAAAAGATCTAATGGGTTAATAGCTGACAAAATATATACCTTTGGAGAGTTACTTTTCAATAACTATGCAAACGGTGGAGCAAATGCGACCAATTTTGGCGATTGGTCTAATTTTACTTTTTCAAATGGTTCGTCCACTGCGTATGGAACTAATATATTCAAATCTTTAGTTAGCGTTCCAACTCCATCAGTTGCGGTAGAATTAATTACTAATGGTCTATTTGTAAATCCAAATTTACCTCCTTGGGTAGTAGAGGAGCCTACTTGTTTTGTCACAGAGGGGCCAGACTATACACTTCTTTGTTCGGACAGCTTAGGCTCTAATCCTAACGCTAGAGTTCAGCAGACATTCGATGTAGAGAGTGGTGTAACGTACAGAGTTTCCTATGAGGGAAAAAGTTCAAACGGTGGAACAGTTGAGTTTACTATCGGAGGTGTTACCACTTCAGATATAGCTCTTAGTACATTCTTTCAAGCTCGCACTATTGATGTTGTAGCAACAGCGTCAAATTCTTTAGGAATAGTGATCGGGTCAGAAACAGAGTCGTCTAAGTCTGTCGAATTTGACAAAATTTCAGTTGTAAAGCTTGTGTAAAGAGTAAAAGGAAAAGCATATGGGAATGATTATAGTAACAGGTGACCCTAGAAGTGGAACAAGTTTAACAATGCAAATGTTGGACATGTTGGGAATTGAAGCTACAGGTGAAAAGTTTTTTGAACCTAAAAAAGAAACTTCAGACGAGTTAACAAAAAGCCGTATGGAGCGTCAGAAAAAGTTAAATCCGGGAGGGTTTTACGAAATTAAAGGTCTTGTTATGCGGGGGTTTTTGCCAGATGATGACTTTAGCTTGTTTGAAAATAAGTCTGTAAAAGTTATAGCACCGTCTAGCTTGCCTCCTCGAACACCGCAAGAACATGTTGACAAATACGTTTTTTGCGTTAGAAATCCGAAGTCAGTAGCAATGAGTCAGTTAGGTCTTAATGAAACTATTATGACGGAGCAAAAACTTTTAGGTTCTCCAGATCGCTATATTAGTGAAATAGGAGATATGATTGCGTATCTAAAAGACAATATGGATGACCGTTGGTTGTTTATTGATTACGACGATACGATAGAAAATCCGATGGCTACCGCTCAAGCGATCTGTGATCATGTGGGTGGTGATCAATCAAAAGTCAAGGACGCTGCGGCTATTGTCAAGCAGAAGCTCAAGCGTTCTGATAAAGAATTTGCAAAATGGCCTAGCGAACAATCTGGGATGCTTGTAGAAGACATATACAAAGCCTTATCAAATCACGATCTAATGGACGCTGTAGAGGCAGACAGACAGTCTTACTACGCGTCTCAAAGGTTGGAAAATGTAACTTGGTGGAGTCCAGAATATGGAAGACACATTAATCCTAGTCTAGCAAGGTCTATAGAAAAAAAGCCTAGATTAAGAAAAAATCTTAAAAAAGATATTGCAAAAAGGACTGAGCTTGGACATTATCCAGAGGTTGTTGAAGCTGAGGAAACTTATACTATCAAGCGTCCAGATGATCTTGGTGATCTTGTTAGGAATAAAGTAGTGTACGAAGGAGAAGAAATGACTTGGGAAGCTGCTGTAAAAAAACATCAAGTAAAAAGGTTTAGAAGCTAAATATGAATAAAAATATACCAACCCATCAAAAAGAAAATACACAGGCATACGTAAGCTGGGCTTCTGAATCAAATAGAGAAGAAAGTCTTGCCGCATATGGAAGTGCTTTGATCAAAGCTTCTGATAATATCATACATGCACAGAACAGAGACTTTAGTGGTCTAACCAACTATGCTGATGGTAAGCCGGGATTAAATAGCAAGGATTTTGATTGGTTTAGACCGGGGCAAGCCGCACCTAGAACAGAAAAAGAAGCTATAGCGTTCGGAAGATACGTTTACAAAAGAGTCGGCATAATAAGAAACTCTATGGATTTGATGGGAGACTTTTGTGCTCAAGGTGTAAGACTGGTACATCCTAACAAAAGAATCGAACGTTTTTATAGAGAGTGGTTTAAGCAAGTTGAAGGTGAAAGAGTCTCAGAGCGTCTCGGTCATCTTCTCTTTAGAGAAGCTAATGTCCCACTGAGATGGTACACCGCAAAAATAAATAAAGCCAAACGTTTAGAGATGCAAAAAAGCATTGCTGCTGACATTAGCATAAACAAGAATAGTCAAACATTTCAAAAGGGAGAAATTCCTTGGAGATATAGTTTTATCGACCCGCTTTTAGTTTCGCCAATCGGCGGCTCAATGTCGACTCTGACTAATGAAACTCTACTTAAATTAAAAATCCCAACTAAGTTAAGAAACGAGATCAGAAGACTCGTAAACATGTCGAATAAGAACGATGCTGAAGGGGTCGCTGCAAGTAGACTATTAAGCCAGATGTCGCCCGATATTTTAGAAGCAGTAAAAAGAAACAAAGAAGTGATTCTGCCTCCAGAAAAAAGTAACATATATTATTACAAAAAGGACGACTGGGATTGCTGGGCAACGCCTATTTCGTGCTCTGCATTTGAAGCTTTAAATCTATACCAAAGGCTACAGTTAGCAGATAAGGCCGCTTTAGATGGAGCCATGAACAAGATTAGGGTTTGGAAGATCGGTAGTCTAGAACACAAATTAGCTCCGACTGAGATAGCTTCATCTACTTTATCTGATATGCTTGGAGCCAATGTAGGAGGTGGAACTATAGACATAGTTTGGGGTCCAGATATTGAACTTCTGGAAACAAGCAGCGATATTCAGTCGTATCTTGGCGAGGCAAAATACAAGCCTGCTCTAACAGATATATACTCAACTCTAGGAATTCCCTCCTCACTAACAGGAAGTGCTTCCGGTGGAACAACAAATAATTACATATCATTAAAAACTCTTGTAGAAAGACTAAACTACGTAAGAGCTATAGTAGTAAAGCACTGGGAAGAGCAGATAGAAATCGTACAGAAGGCGATGGGGTTCAGAAAGCCTGCACAGGTAGAGTTTGACATTATGCACTTAGAAGACCCAGCGGCAATGACCACACTTCTACTTAATATGGCTGATAGAAATATTGTTAGCGATGAATTTGTCCAGCGTCATGTGAAGGCTGATCCTGATATGGAAAAAAATAGATTAAGCAAAGAGTCTCAAGACAGAGGCAACAAGGGTCGAGAGAAGGTAAGTCCTTATCATCAGGTAGATCAAGATTATGGATTAAAGAAGATCGCACTACAAACAGGTCAGTCTGCACCTTCTGAGGTGGGATTGGAGCTTGAAGAAAAGAAAGAAGGAGAAGATTCTCTTGTGAATCTCAAAGAACCAAAAGGCAATCCAAGCCAACAGGAGTCTCCAGTTCAAGAGCCGGGAAGACCAAAAAACGTTAAAGATACACAAAAGAGACAAGAGAAAACGTTTACGCCAAAGATAAAAGCTAGTTTTGGCTCAGATATGATCTGGGCAGAGGATGCTCAGGCAAAAATATCTGATATCATCAACCCCCTAATGCTGACTTCTTTAGGTAAAAAATCTCTAAGAAACTTAACTTCAGAAGAGTTTGACAGCCTAGAAGATGTAAAATTTGAAATTTTGTGTAATTTAAACATAGGAGACGAAATAACTTCTGAGATTATTTCTGAGGTTGTTAAGGTTCCTGTCGAGAATATACACGCAGGGTTCAATCTGTGGCTAGACAATTCTAGAGAAGAGTTTGATTCTGAATCGCTATCTGTTTCAGAAATGAGAAAAATGCGAACTTATTATTATATTACAAAAAAATACGAGGCATAAGATGAAGATATATGAAGCAGAAAAGAAGCTGGGACTAGAAGATAATATTAGGGCTAATGCTTCTATTGTTGTCGATTGCCCAACAGAAAAAACAAAATGGCAAGATAAAAGGCAAATAGCTGTAGCAGGAATAGAAGATGATGATTTGTATCATGTTCATTCTATATTGGTTTCCACGTCTTGGAATAAAAACGACGATATATTCGACAGAGAGCAAGTATGGTTAGCTAAGAGTACCCCAAAATACAAACCAACAAACTTAGAACACGACGAAAAACAACTTGTCGGTGGCATAGTTGACTGTTGGGCTGTTGATGACGAGTACAATGAAATAGCAGCGGATACTTCAGTCGAAGAGTTACCAGAGGTATACCATTTATTGGTTTCTTCTGTTATCTATAAACAATGGCAAGACCCAGAACTAAAAGCTAGAGCAGAAAAGTTGATAAGCGAAATAGAAGCTAATGAAAAATATGTTTCTATGGAGTGTATATTTAGAGGGTTTGACTACGGTGTTGTGTCTCCAGACGGGAACAATCATGTAGTAGCCAGAACAGAACAAACAGCTTTTCTAAGCCAATTTTTACGTTCTTACGGTGGGGAAGGTATGTACCAAGACCATAAAATCGGTAGGATACCTAAGAATATTACCTTTAGTGGTAAGGGGTTTGTTGCGAGACCTGCTAATAGCGAAAGCATCATATTTGACAAGGGTCAGGTATTTTCCTTTGCCTCTGATGGTAAAAGTCTATTTTTAGACGACAATGGTGTAAAAGCTAATATAGAAGAGAAGCAACTTTTAAGTGACATTACCAGTGCTCAAGAAAACTCTTCTACAGAGGACTGTGTAAGCGATAACAATAATATTATCTCGGATATGGAGAAAAACAATATGTCTGATAATCAAATTCAAGAGTTGAAAGAAGCTCTTGCTCAAGTAAAAGAAGAAAACAAAGCGTTGGCGAAGCAACTTGCTGAAGCTAATGTTTCAAAGTATGAGTCAACTATCACTGAACTAGAAGCATCTGTCGCAGAGTTGCAATCTAGTAAAGAAGGTGTTGAGTCAGAACTTAGCGTTTCTAAAGAATCTCTAGATTCAGTTAAATCTGAATTATCTGAAAAGTCTGAAGCTCTTGAAAAAATCGAAGCAGAAATGCACAAGATGAAAGAGGAAGACAAGAAAAAAGAGAGAAAAGCAAAGATGATGGAAGCTGGAATGGAAGAAGAAGATGCAGCAGCTAATCTAGAAGTTTTTGCAGAGATGAATGATGAAGCTTTTGCCGTTTTTGTTAAAACTGTTGCAGATATGCACGAAAAAGACAAAGACAAAAAAGATAAAGATAAAAAGAAAAAAGAAGCAGAGTCTATGAATAAGAACTACGCTTCAGATGAATCGGATGATGATACTACTTCTGCTACTGATCTCGTTGATAAAGATTCAACTCAAGCAGGTACTCATTCTCCTTCCTCAGAAAATGAGCAAGACGGAATTGAAGCGACTCGTGCGAGTCTAAGAAGTTTTGTTGAGCAAACAATCGTTAATAAATCTAATAAGTAAATAAATTAGGAGAATATAAAATGGCTCTAAAAGGTGATCGCGTAGAACATCTAACTGATATCAGCTTTTTCAAAAGCGACACAGTTGCAGAACGCGGAATTATTGTTGTTCATTCAACAGGTGGCTCAGGTGCTGCTATGGATGATTCTTTGGCCCAAGTAGTAGACGCATCTGCTTACGCAGACCAACCTGCTGGTCTTCTTTTGAATGATGTTGTTAATATTGACCTCACACGTCAACAGTACAACGCCCACAAAGACGAAATGCAGCTTGGTGGTAAGGTTACTTTGCTTCGCAGAGGTACAGTTGTAACAGATCAAATTTCTGGTACACCAGTCGTTGGAGAGCAAGTTCACTTCGCTCTTGATGGCACTTTAACCACTGCAAGCGAAGAAAGCACAAGTGATCAAGTTGGTCGCTGGTTATCCGTCAAGGATACTGATGGCTTTGCTAAGTGCGAAATCAACATTGTTTAATATAAAAAATTAGGAGAAGATAAAAAATGTCTTATTTTGAAGATGATCAAACACCAGAGCAAGCAAAGGCAAGCAATGAAGTCCTTATGCAATCTGGTTCTAAAAATAGAAATGAGTCTTTAGCTGCTGTTCATGAGCTTGCTAAAGCACTTGAAACACCTCTTCGTAAAGGTATCATGAGTGGCGACATTCTTCAAGGTATCTTTGAAGTGGTTAACCTTCAACCGGGTGCAACTAGCGAATTCCCATTGGATTTCCTAGCTCCGGGAACAGAGAAGGACTTTGTAGCCTATACAATTCCTAACCACGGACGTATTCCAGAGCGTCATGTAGAAGGCGATTACGTAATGGTTCCTACCTACGATATCGGTGCTTCTATCGACTGGCTTCTAAAGTACGCTCGTGATGCACGTTGGGATGTTGTAGGTCGTGCGATGGACGTTATGCGTTCACAGTTCACAAAGAAAATGAACGACGACGGATTTCACACATTGATTTCTGCTGGCGTTGATCGTAACATTCTTGTTTATGATCCTGATGCAGCAGCATCTCAATTCTCTAAGAGATTGGTTTCTTTGCTGAAAATCACTATGCGTAGAAACGGTGGTGGAAACTCAAGCTCTATCAATCGTGGTCAGTTGACCGACCTATTTATGAGTCCTGAAGGTATCGAAGATATCCGTAACTGGGGCGTTGATGAAGTTGATGACGTAACTCGTCGTGAGCTTATCACAAAAGAAGGTGGTCTTCTAACTCGCATCTTCCAAGTTAATCTACATGACCTAGATGAGCTTGGTGTAGATCAAGACTACGAATTGTTCTATGAGAACGATTTGGGTGGAACCCTACCTGCTGGTGACTCTGAGATCGTTGTTGGTCTAGATATGTCAAGCAATGATAGCTTCGTAATGCCTGTTCGTGCTGGTTTAGAAATTCATGAAGATGAATCTCTACATCGCCAAAGACGTGCTGGCTTCTACGGATGGGCAGAACAAGGTTTTGCTGTCCTTGACAACAGACGAGTTATTATCGGCTCATTCTAATCTGTTTCAAAATTATTAATTATAGCCGGTGGTGGCACTTAGCTGCCACTGGCTTTTTTTGTAACTATACGGAGTAAGATATGGCTATTCGTCTTAGAGATAGAGTAAAACAAGGAACAGTTTCAGCAGGTACTGGAACTATATCTCTTTCTACATCTTTTAGTACGTTTCAAGATTTTGGCGATGTTCTGTCAGATGGTGATTCTACTTATTATACCATAGAGAGCAGTAGTGATTTCGAAGTAGGTCAAGGAACTTATTCGGGGAACACGCTTTCTAGAGATCAGGTTTTTAGCAGCAGCAACTCAAACGATCTTGTTCCTTTCGCTGGCAGTAGCACGGTGTTCATCACATATCCAGCAGAAAAGTCTGTTCATCTAAACGATTCAGAGAGTATTACTGGAATAGAAAGTTTAGACTTTAAGCTAGGGGCGACCCCACCGTATGAAGAAGGAAGAGTTTTTTATGATAGTGTAAGCCACGCATTGGCTGTTTATAATGACGAGTCAGAAATTACCCTTCAGGTAGGTCAAGAACAATACATTAGAGTAAGAAACATTTCAGGAAGTACGATTTTAAACGGTCAGGCTGTAAGGCTGGCGGGTTCACAAGGAACAAACCCCACGGCAGAACTAGGTATAGCTCAATCTTTCGACTTTTCAAATGTAGTCGGTTTAGCAACCCATAGTATAGAAAACAATTCCTTTGGATATATAACAACTTTTGGATTGGTAAACGATGTCGATACTTCTGATTTTTCTGAGGGTTCAGAATTATATTTATCTCCTTCAGTCTCCGGCGGTCTTACCGGCGTTGCACCATCTGCCCCTTTTTACCAGTCTCCTATAGGAGTTTGTGTTAGAGAGCATCCCTCGGCAGGAACTGTGTTAGTTCAGCCTAGAGCAACAAAATTGGGAGGGTTTGATGTTAAAAATTTAGGAGATATTCAGCGTAGCGGAATTGCTTTTGTGTCAGATATATCTGAAAGTTCTGGTGCTATTCTTTCTAGTGATCCAGACTTTGCCTATAACGCAGCAAATAAAATATTAAGTGTTTTAAATTTAACGTTGAACGGAAATCTAATAGTCACAGGACTAGAATATTCTGATCCAGCCGTTTCTGGTCAGGTTTGGCAAAGTGGAACAGATTTAAAAATATCATTGGGGTAAAATAAATGTTAGGATTTTCGCCTATATCAAGTGAACCAATATCTACCATATCTTTTATTTTAATTACTAACGTAGCATACAATTATAAACTTCCTGTGGAAGTAAGAGTCGCAGAAAATACCAGTGTTAAAACTTTGGATTGGGTAATGACGTTAAGAGAAACTGTTTGGGAAATTAAGTGCTAGAGGTATAATATGAGTATAACAGCAGAAGACATAGTAATATACGCAAGTCAGAACATGCCTACTGACGACTCTTCACTTACTGGTGGAGACATAGACTCTAATGTTAGAGTTGTTTTTACAGATATAGATGCTACGGGTACAATTACAGCACAAAGCGATAATAACGCTGACTCTGGAACCCTTACGGTGACTGGAAGAAATCGCTATGGTTCAATACTTTCTGAATCATTTTCCATAAGTGGAACTGTGGCAGTTTCTGGAAGCGAAGTATTTGAAAGAATATTAATCGCGTCAATCGACTCTTCGCCTGTTGGAGAGGTCGCGTTATCACAAACTCAAGACTCTTCAGATATAGCCAATATATATTCTGGAGAGACAGGGTTCAGAAGACCATTTTATGATGCCACTGCAAATCTAGTCGGTGGTGCAAACAAAACATTATATGAAAAAGTATTTGTAAAAAATAATAGTTCCACAAACGCATTGCTTTCTGCCGGAGTTGTAGAAGTTAGTTCTGGACTATACAGTATAGTAGACTTTGGTTTGGAGAGGTCTCAACAATACACAGAGTCTATAGCAAATAGATTAACCCTTCCAACCGGAGTTCCTTCTTATGGTTCTGGACTGAGCGGTGTCCCCGGAAGCGATATTAATCCATCCTCATACCAAGGAATATGGCTAAAGCTAGATTTGGTTGCCGGAGAAGCTGCTGCAAATAGTTTTTATGAAATTCAAGTACAAGGAGGAACAACCTAATGCCTACTCCATTAACAGTTGAATTTATTGGCTCAAGGGCTGATGCAGCACAAGCCATTACCGACTATACAGCTACTAAAATTACCGGCGGTGGTGCTGGTCCATCTGAAGCATTAGCTTCTTTGTTCAAACAGGGCAGTGCCGCGATAGCTATGGATTATCCATCAGCAAGCAAGCTACAGTTTTTAAGTTTTGACGATGGTGGTACTACAAGTTTTGACTTTACTTCTGGTGGTGCGAATGAAGGTCAGCTTATCTGGGTATGGGGAAATGCTCTTCTTGCTCCTACTTCAACTGGAAGCATAACCAGCACCGCTAGAGGCGGCTTTGGTGTTGTTATTTCAGACAATGCCAATATTTCGAACTCTTGGGCTACTTGGACATTCTACGGTGGAGAAAATTATCCCGGCGGTTTCCAGAAGATGGTTATCGACCCGACAACTCGCCCCACACAGTCTGGAGGTAGCTTTGCAGCATCTAGCTTATCTTCTATTCGTGGTATCGGTATCTTTTTTGTTGCCGACAACAACGCGAAGGGTGGTGCTGATGCCGCGATTATCGACGCTATTGATGTTGGTTCTGGATTAAGAATATACGGAAGCGGAACTCCCGATGCGGGCTTTAAGGATTTAATTGATCAAGACGAGGGTACTGCAAGTAATCAGTACGGTGTTATCAAATCTTTGAACGCAAGTTCTGATATTGTTCAGTATCAAGGTGTTTTAGAGATTGGTAGCGGTTTAAATGCTCAGACTGTATTTGACGATATTAACAGAGTTGTTGATTTTAATAATCCTCAATATATAGCTACGGACGGAACTGTAAGGTTTGTCAACTCAATTCCTTCGGATTTTCAAAAGATTTCTATTGTAGGTAATTCTACATCTGGAACAACAGTAAGACTAGGAGAAAAGGTTGGAGACGGAGATACTGCTAGAGGTAGAAACGGCTTGGCTATTCTGGGAAACTCGGACTATGACATAGCTTTTAATTTTGCTGATGCGAACACAGACGAAACTTTAATCTACGGAACTACTGTAAGAAACTTCAGGGGTGGGATAGACTGGAGTTTACCTTCAAGCGGCCACGAGTTTATTGGGTCTGTTTTGGACGGATGTTCTCAACTGGATGCTTCTAGTGGAGTAAAAATTAGAAACTCTACGTTCCTAAACCATACAGGTCTAGGAGGTGCTGTTGTTTGGAATTCTGGGTTTAACATTAAAAATTCGAGCTTTGTAGCAAACCTAAACAGCTTGGGAAGCGGTGCTGCAATAGAACATCCATTTAGCGGTTCGTTCATATACGACAATCTTCAGTTTCAAAATAACGATTTCGATATCAACTTTAGCTTGGCAACTTCTGGCGATCTTCTTGTTCAGGCAACAAACAACGCTAACCCAGCAACGTTTAAAACCGCAAATGCAAACAGTCAAGTAGATATTCAAAATACGGTAGTCTTGACTCTGACGGACATTATAGTGGGGTCAGAAGTTCAAATATTCAAATCAGACCCAACAGGAACTTTTCCTATTACTTTAGCGGGTACAGAGTCAGAAGATGACGGAACGTTCGAATATGCTTACAATTTTACGGGGAATTTTGACGTAGATATCGTTGTGTTAAAATTAGAGTACAACTATTTTAGAACTAACAATAATACTTTAACATCAACCCCAAATACTATTAAGATTAATCAAGTTTTTGATAGGAATTACGAAAACCCATAAAAAAAGGACGAAGGTGTATTAAATGACAGAGAAAAAAATAGAGTTTGGATTAATTCAAACATTTTGCCCGCATCCAGAGAACATTGACTGCACAGACAGTAAGTGTAACAGGTGTATAGGATTTATGCAAAAATGTTTTATAGATCACAAGACTGGCGAGTTATATTGCCAAGATTGTGGGATCATGGTTCGTTACGAGCGAAAAAAACAGTCCCAAAGGGCAGCTTTAGGTATGCCCGAAATCAAGATAAATGGAGAATAAAACATGGCGATTATAACCGATCCTGACAATCTAGACAGATTACAGGTTTTAGTTGATTATTATAATCAAAAGATAGGTATCAAGCCTGTCCTTTCTTCTGCTCCTCTGGTTGATTACGGCCTTTTGGCAGAAACCGGAGTTGGAGAAACCCAAGGAGACCAACCTTACCCATATGCCTTCAAGGATGCTACCCAAGACTTTGTAAGTTCTGGTGTTGCTTCTGGAGACATACTAACTATCCTTAACGGTCAAAATATTAACCACTGGACTGTTACGGGTCTAGTCGGATCGACTGGCCTATTGGTCAATTCTGCTTTTGGAGCTACAGGAGAAACAGATATTAATTATGCTGTCCTCACTGATGTCGGTGGAACAGTGACTGACGGAGCTACGCTTCAGGCTGTATATTCATTCTTGAAAGAAGAATGGAAAACTGCTGGTTCTGGCTTTGTCGATCTTATTCAGTTTATATTCCCTCTCGAATCTATTACTAGAGAGCAGTTTGAAATCGGTGGTGCTACCCACGGAGATTTTGACTGGAGAGACAATGACACCAGAGAGCTTATTCGTACTGGTGGATGGGCTAGACTAGACAGTGCAGGTACAACGAAGCAAGAATATGCTGGAGTTATTACTCTTGGTGAACTTGACACAGACACTCAGGTTTATTACCAGCAAGTAGATTCTACTTCTGGAACAGCTACTGACCCTAAGAACTTTGTTTTGACAGGCCCAGTTAATCAGGCTATTCTAGTTAGAGATGTAGATGCCGGAGATGACTTTAGAACCTTCCTAAAGATTTTTGCACGTAAAAAAGGAAAGTCCTTCACTCAGTCAGCTATTGCCGATATTGGTGTTACCTCTCTTGAGTCTATCGTTAACAGATTCCCTGTTACGCACGGCGATGACCCTGCGATTGTAGCTACAGACGGTGAGCTTGCAGGTGGAACTACCGTATACCAAAGCCTTGAAGATGTAGTAGATGGAACAGACGGTGCTACTGTAGCGAACGCCGCTACCGCTCAAGAAAACACGTTTACATTTAATGTTTCTGCTGGAGATTTTACAGCCTCTGGAGTTCAAGTAAAAGACGTTGTTCTTTTAAGTGGAGTTGACGCAGCGATTGACAACGACTACTTTGAGGTTGTTTCTGTAGATTCAGCAACATCCTTAACCCTACTTCAAGAGCCGACTGTTGCAATACCAACCGAAGGTAGTGTTACATTTGGTGTAAAGTCAAGGCTTCGTTCTGCCGAGCTTTCTGATGGCTCTATCCAAGCATTTGGTGGCTCTGATTTAAATTCAGGAAACCTTGTTAGTGCTGCTGCTGACTTTACAAATTCAGGTGTAGTAGCAGGAGACGTAGTTGGAATCTTAGCTTCTGGTGCAGACGACACGGTTGTTAATGTGGGAACATACCAAGTTCTAGCAAGAACAAACGCTACAACTCTAGTTCTTGATACTAAAGATCAAAATTTCCCAACAGCAGCTTCTCCGACAGCGTTTAATTACGAAGTTTACAGACCGGGAATGTTCTTGCAGTACAAAGAAGAGACAGCGACCAACCTAACTTCTACTGGTGGATTTACATTTTCCGCTGGAACTCCTGACACTATTCAAAACTTAGACAATACAGATTTTGAAGATAGTGGCTATGTAGTAGGAGGTGTTATTAGAGTTGGCGGTGCTAATACAGCAGCTAATGATGGAGCTTATATAATTTCTGGAATTAGCACTTCTACATTCAGTAATGATACGATTAGTCTTTTGCAGAACAATACGCTAAGTAACGATGTTGGTGATACTGCACCTACTGTTAGTGGAGAAAATGGATTCTTACGTTCTCCTCAAGATCAGGCGTTCAGCTATAACTGGAGACTGTTTGGAAACAACGGAACTCTTTCTGAATGTTATCAGTGGTTGCAGAAGCAGCTAAGAAGAGGTTTTGCTACAAGTCTAAATGATGGAGATTTCCGTAGTGTATCTGACATTGATACCTCAAGCACATCTTTCCGTGGTGACATTACAGACCTCTTGATGAGATTTGCTTCTCCTAACGGTACTACATTAAACTTGTTTATTGACGACCTAAACTCTTCTGAGAAAAACAATGTTACCTTCGAAGACCTACTAGGTGTCGGAAGAAACTTTGCGTTTATCTCAACAGTTAGTATTTCTGTAAACCAGAACCTAATTGACGATGTAGGTACAAAACTTGTTGTATTCTTTACCAACGATGATGCTGGAGATAACACAGGACGCGATTATGGTACAGATGAGGCGATTATTGTTAAAACAACAGCAGGTACTGATATGGTTGAGTTTGACCCGTCACTATCTCCTGTAGATTTTGAGTTTGATTTTGACAACAACACTCAAAGGGGTTCAGCGTCTGCTGGAGAAAATGCCCCAGTCACTATCGTTGCTATCGGACTAGGCACAGCCCAGTATGTTTCTACTGCTGGTACTGTAACAAGACAGAACACTAATGTTTTCTCTCTTGTATCTGCTCTCGAACGTAACTTTAGCAATCCGTAATTTTTGACAACGAATTAAATCCTCCCTGTTTCGACGGGGAGGAGTTCGTTTTTTTATATAAGGAATAGATATGAGTGGTTCAGAAAACGGGTTTGTAAGATTACCTCCTGACAGTACGGGTAAAAAGTCTGGTGCTGCCGGTCGTTTGATTATAGACTTTACAGGAGAAGCCGAAAGCCCAGAGTTTCAGATAGGGCAAACGGTAACTGGGGGTTCTAGCAATGCTACAGGAAGAATAACAGGTATTACTAGGGACGGGTTTACTGACGGAGAAGGTCAGTTATTCATTGATGTAGATTCGGTAGAGAACGGCCCTTTTTCTTTAGGTGAAAACCTTCTTGTTGGTGTTACTACCTACGCACAAATTAAAGGTGCGGCTGATTTAAACGAAATATATTACCAAAAAGACGTAATAGTAGATAGGGACAATCCGAATAGGGCTTTAACTTTAGACGACAGAGGTGCTGCTAATGTAAGATTTACAGATGGTCAGCCGTCTTTAAGTACGTTTGGTGGTTTGATAGTAGACGGGCCAGAGTCTGTAAGGCATTATGTATATGCTTACGATGGTTTAGACGACAGGTTTTATTCTGTTACATCTGGAAGTGGAGACATAACGTACTTACCTAATGAAAGGTCGGTTTTGTTTGATACCAACGGAACTGCTTCTGGAGACTTATCGCAAAGAACATCGCATTTTTATCATCCGTATCAGCCGGGTTCAATGCTAAGAATAATGCAAACTATTGTTCTTGGAGATTCTGGAAAAGACGGGGTAAGAAGACGATGGGGTTACTTTGATGACAATAATGGTTTATACTGGGAATTAAGAGGTACTGAGTTATGTGTTGTAAACAGAAGTAATACTGAAGGAACAGTAACAGAAGATGCAGTAACACAAAGTGACTGGAATAGAGATAAGCTAGACGGGTCAACAAGGTTTGATATAGACGTTACAAAAACAAACCTATACTGGATAGACTTTCAGTGGCTCGGTGTAGGC